GATTTCCATCTGAGTTGGTTCTTCGGTATCGGACATTTATTTATGTTCAGGAAAAATCGGTACGTTTTTTTCGCACTTTGTCCGAAATTATTTTCTTGCTATATAGTACAACAACACAAAAATGGCCGGTGGTCTTATGCAACTCGTCGCTTACGGAGCCCAGGATGTCTATCTGACTGGCAACCCTAAGGTAACTTTCTTCCAGGCGGTTTACAAGCGCCACACTAACTTCGCGATGGAGAACATCGAGCAGACTGTCAACGGTACCCCCGCTTCGTCTGGTCGCGTCTCCGTCACTGTCGCCCGTAACGGTGATCTTGTCGGCGACATGTACGTCGAGCTTGAGTCCGGCGCGTCTAACTCCCGCACCGCCGACGGTGATGATGCTTGCTGGGTGGCTGAGCGTGCGATCGCCTCCGCTGAATTATCAATTGGCGGACAGCGCATTGACAAGACCTACCAGCGTTGGTGGAGGCTTTACTCCGAGCTCTACCTCGATGAGTCCAAGAAGGCTACCTGGGGTAAGATGACCACTGCCACCACTGGCAACACTGTCTATTTGCCCCTTGTTTTCTTCTTTAACCGCAATCCCGGACTTTTCCTCCCACTAATTGCTCTGCAGTACCACGAGGTGCGCATCGATTTCGATTTAACTACCGATTTCGGTGTCTATACCGCTAACACCTTCAAGGTTTACGCTAATTACGTCTACCTCGACACTGAGGAGCGTAGGCGATTTGCCCAGAAAGGTCACGAGTACCTCATTGAGCAGGTTCAGCACACTGGTTCTGATACCGTCACCGCGGGTACAACTTCCAACAAGCGCCTCTCTTTCAACCACCCCGTCAAGGAGCTCGTGTGGTGTTTCAACGACCCCGCGTCCGCGAACGCTGCCACCTCTCTTTGGAACTTCACCAAGTACCCCGCTGCTACCGACATTATCCTTGAGTCTGATGCCCAGGTTGAGGCTTCCGGTAACTGCTACGTGCCCATCACCCAGGGTACCGGTGTTCCCCTCCTTGCCTGTGGTGAGGACGGTTCCACCAAGAAGTTCACCGAGGAGGTCGCTGGTCCCCTCACCGACTTCAAGCTTGTCCTCAACGGTCAGGACAGGTTCAAGGCTCAGAAGGGTAAGTACTTCAACCAGGTCCAGGCGTACAACCATCACTCCGGTTGCCCCTACCCCGGTGTGTACTCGTACTCTTTCGCGCTCAAGCCCGAAGAGCACCAGCCTACCGGCACTTGCAACTTCTCCCGCATCGACAACGCCCAGGTCGCTGTCACCCTCCCCGCCGCCATTGCCTCCACCACCATGCACATGTTCGCGGTTAACTACAACGTCCTCCGCATCCAGTCCGGTATGGGTGGTCTTGCCTTCTCTAACTAAGCATACAAATCAATTTTGTATTTGCTATTAAAAATAATTAATTAGATCTTCATTTTTAAATCACATGAAAAATGTTATTTAAAAACGAAATACGTAATCATAATATGATCCTTCAACCCTATTGCTTTGTTGGAAGGCGTACATATGCTCAAAGAACTAAGGCTAAATATTGGAAAGCTAAAAAAAATGCAAAGAAGGCGTGTATGAAAAACCCGGATGCGCTTAATTGTGCAATTCGACATAGGCGGTGTGAAAATTGTCCATTTAATAAGTTTTTCAGATCTGATAAAGATACCACTAAACCCACGTGAAAAGCATTTTATTCATTTGTCATGTACCCCAGTTTTGCACCTCTAATGTATTTAATGAGATCTTTTCCGAAATCATCTAGGTGTGCATCGGGTATTATATAATTTATATGAAACACCATTCGTTTAATATCATCGGGTAACCACCATGGGAATTCAATCTCATCGTTCGGTTCCAACGTGTTAATGTCATCCCTTACGAAAAATAGATTTCCCGTTGTACATAAAAATGTGTATCCCTTTTCTTTGGCAAGTTGTTTGATCAGAAATGGGCTTGCACCATGTCCATCGTATGATACATCCTTCTCCCAAAGTGGTGTGGAGTTGGATGGTTCTATGATTACCAACTTTGGTCTCACTTTCTTCAATCCTTTCCATATTTCGTAATCAATACTATCAACGTCTATAGAGAGAAGGTCTAAATCTTCTGGAAAGTCATTATTTAAAATGAGGTCGTCAAGATTTTCACCGGTGACGAAACTTTGAACCGGTGTTATATTTGGGTATTCTTTACATGTTTCAAGTAGATCTTTATACTTATTTTCATCACTTTCGATGTAAAGACCTTTCCATTCTTTATTTTTTATAAGGTTAAATGTATTGGATAGATGTTTTCCATCCCAAGCACCAAACTCACAACATGTACCAGATGTGATGTTTAACTTATCTAAAATATACTCAATGACACCATCTTCACCATTTTGAGAAAATACATTGTTTCTATGATCGAGTATCATATAGTTTATATTCTCAAAAGATCTTTAAGTTAATAAGTTTTTCAGGTCTACTAAACCATGTGAATAGTTATGACTGGCGGTTCATCACTGTATCCGTAGTATCTCATAGAAATACCAAATTGATGCATTAAATCTGTATGTATTTCTGAATTAATCTGTTGTTTCCAATTTTTTAACGTTGTGTTGAAGTATTCAAGTCCTTCATCAGAAAATACACATATACGCATAAAAGGTTTAGAGCGCACTCGTGACATGTAGTTATCAACAGCGGATGGTAATGGAAGTGTGTTGTAGTCGTCTGATTTGATAATGTCAATAATATAGTAACCATGTGCATCACAAAGGATATTACATTGCATCTCAGGAAACCCTTTTATATAGGCTTCAAAATCTTGAGAACTTGGGAGAGTTACATAGATTGGTGTGTTTTCGGTTACAATATCATTCGTCTCTCCTAATCCTGGGTGTGTATGGAATCCTATCTCCGAGTACCATATTTGTTCAATCTCTTTAGATTTTACACAATTACGACATTTGGATGTTACATATTCCGGTTTACTGAATGTAAAATTGTCACGTTCCACCTTACCTGCATACTCCCATCGATTTAAATAAGATAGTTTACTTATTTCTTTTAAATCGTTGATGACACTACGTGTAAGTTTAAGTTTCTTCTTACGAGGTCTGATCATAGGTGTATGAACAGCCTGGACACTTATCATCTGATAGTAACACTTAAAAATAATCTGTTATTATTTATTATGATCTTCAAGAAACTTTTGGAAAGTTTATTGAAGACTGAAAAACCAAAATTGGGGAGATGGTCTCTAAAATCATGTAACGAGTTAGCTACATCTATTAACTCCGTGTATCAGAATAGGGATCATTGTGGTGATACTATATGTAAAACACCGAAGAAGGCTTTGGAGTATCCATCAAAACATACTACCCCCCATCATACCCAACAACGTGGTCATTAGAGTAAAACTACTGGTCATAGAAGCAATGGGTGTTGTGGGAATGCTACCAGCTGCTCTTACAGAAGATACACAAAGACATAAAAGACATAACAACATTAAAATGGGTACAATAGCTTTCATTTTACAATGGACTTAGAAAAATAAATCAATATCGAAGTATGTACCACGATGTTTACACTGACGGGAGCAGTTTGGGAAATCCTGGACCTGGTGGTTGGGGTGTGGTCAGTGATATTTATAAGTTATGCGGTGGACAGCCTGATACAACAAACAATCGGATGGAGATGACCGGGATTTTGAGAGCTCTTGAGGAGTGTGTGAAGAGAGATATTCAAGAGGTCTGTATTTACACGGATAGTAACTATGTGAAGCAGGGGATTACCCAGTGGATTCATAAATGGAAAAAGAATGGTTGGAAAACTTCATCGGGGAATGATGTAAAAAATAAGGATCTTTGGATTGAAATTGATACACTTCGTAATCAACTAAAAGATGTTCAATGGAAATGGGTGAAGGCTCACAATGGAAATATTCTCAATGAAGAAGCGGACAAACTTGCGAGAGACTCTGCAATGACATTTAAATCTTAACATATCTCAAGTTACCATGGGTGACGATGACCACTGTGCGTGGTGTGATAAACAGGTACACCTTTTAACGAAGTGGGGGGAAAAAAGTGCGGGTTACAGATGGCTTCATAATCACTCACGACTTTTATATAAATCACAGAATGACTGGTTAGCATATCCATCAATTATAATTGCATCAATTACTGGTGTTGGTGGTTTTGCTGTATTAAATCCAAGTGGTAATTCTGATGTATCTACAGAAACTAAAAACAAGATTATGATAGTACAGTATTTCTTTGCTTTTTTGAATGTACTTGGGGGTATCCTAACTAGTATTTCTAAGTTTAGTCAAAGTCTGTCTTTATCGGAAGCACATTCAGCAATGTGTGTACAGTGGTCTAAGTTTTATAGGACCATAGATATGGAGTTATCTCTTGATGTAAAACACAGGGGTGATGTAGTTGAATTTATAATGAAATGCAAAAAAGAGTATGATCGACTTTTGGATGAATCTCCAGATATTCCCGCGTGTTCAATACAAGCATTTCTTGTCCAATTCCCGGATAAAGTCAACAAGCCAGATGTATGTAACGGATTGTCGATTGTTGTGAGTGATGATGCAGCGTCTGTTACCGGGTCTACACGTGCTGTTAGGAGATGGTTGGGTGCCCTTTCGGGTGTAAAAACAAAAAGAAATAGTAGAGATGACGACCTTCATAGAATGGAGAGTGTGTAATAAAATATAAAAAAAATATTTTTATAAGCTAAATGTATGAAGATAGCATTTGTGTTTATCGTAAAAGATGGTGAAAAGTATCTTGAAAAGAACTTGAATACTATCAAAAAATACAATCAGGACATTTACGCGGTTGAAAACAACAGCGTTGATAATACAAAGATCATTTTGAGAGACTCGGGTATCAAAAATGTCATCACCCTAGATTTAGATAAGAAACATTCTACTGAGTTATGTACGAAGGAGGTGAACTGCAGCGAACGCGTTCGTCGTCTTGCGTACATTCGTCA